GCGTTGTGATCGAGATTGAAGAAGTGGAGATCAATGGCACGAAGCGACCGGAGGATATTCCATGAGCGATAAACAGGCACTTGCCCGGATGGCCAGCAGGATAGCCTCGCACTCCGCTCCGAAGATCAACTTGCGCAACTTGGCCGCCTGCGTTCTCGATCGTTTTGGTGAATACGATGGGCTGGCGGGGCATCTGTTTGCGGCGTTCAACGCCAATCCCATCGGGAGCGCAAATGCGGTGCGCATCCTGGCGGACGTGGTGAAACTCCTGACCGTTTCGCAAGAAGACAGCGATGATTCAGACGTTGATCTTGCCGATCTGGAGGCACAACTCAAGGATGTGCTGAAAGGAATGGCCATTGAGGATGCCGAGTAATGCAGGAGCGACACGACCTCGCCGCCCTCTTGGGAGCTATGCGCGACCGGGATGTCCCGTTCAATCCGGTGGTTGACAGCGATTCTATAGCGCGTGCCGAGGCGAATCGCCTTGCACGGCAGATGCTTCTTCGCCAGCGTGAAGCCCTCAATCACTATCAGGCAATGCCTTCGGGCCAAGAGGCCCATGAATGCCGAGCACCGTGGCGTATCGTCGATGGCTCAAACCGCTCGGGTAAAACGCTATGGGGAGCGATTGAAGTAGCGAGGGCGGCGACGGGACGTGATCCGTACAATAAATATCCCGCCAGAAATGGCCGAGCATTGATCGTCGGCAAGGATGGAGATCATCTGGCAAACCCTCTTTACCGCAAGTTGTTCGATCCCGGCGCATTTACACTCATCCCCGATCTTGAAACTCGCCTGTGGCGAAATTTGCGAGTGTCGGCGGAAGACCCGACCACGCTTGATCCGCAAGACCTGGAGAGAAAGGCCGAGTGGAGGCCGGCGCCGCCGTTGATCCCATCGCGGTTCATTACCGACATAGCGTGGGATGATCGAAAGCGGCGGGTGCCGAGAATAATCCGTCTTACAACCGGCTGGGAACTTTTCTTCCGGTCCTCCATGGGCGATCCACCACAAGGGATCATGCTGGACTTGGCGTGGTTGGACGAGGAAGTCGAAAATTTTAATTTCTATCCCGAGATTTGCGCACGTTTGGTGGACAGAAATGGGGTTGGTTTCTGGACCGCTACACCCCAGGCCGCTACGCCGCAACTTTGGAAACTTCGGCAACGCGCAGACGAAGGCGATCCATTGGTGAGAGGCTTCACGTTGCTCGTGAAAGACAATCCTTATCTGCCCCCGGATGCAAAGCAGCAGCTTTACGATTCACTTTCAGAGGAAGAGAGGGAAGCCCGCTGGTATGGCCGCTATGCTCTGAAGGGTGGATTAGTCTACCGTATGTACTCCCCAATGGGGGTACATGGGTGTGAACCGTTCCAGATTCCTTCTGATTGGACTCGGTACGTCGTGGTTGATCCCGGTCGCCAGCACTGTGGCACGCTTTTCGCCGCTGTAGACCCAGACGAAAAACACGTGTGGATTCACGACGGGTTTGACCTGCGCAACGGGGATGCGCAGGGATGGGCCGCCGCCGTGGCTGAAAGACAGGGGCGAATCCGTTTCGAGGCCATGATTATCGACGGCTCGATGGGGACGCAGCATGGAAGCGGCCAGGACCGCTGCGTGGCCGAACTGTACTGGGAGGCCCTCATAGCCGCCGGGGTCAAGCCGAGGCTCCAGGGAGGGCTCTCGGGCTTCTTCGCTGGCACCCGCGACGTGGCCGCCCGGGAGGAAACTTTACTCAATTGGCTGGGGATACGGGGTAGCGGTATTTTTTCAGGTACGTCCAAATTAAAGGTGTTCCGGGGCCTCCTGCCGGAACTCGATTCTCAGATCCACATGGCGTACTACAAAGGCGGCAAGCGGGCCAAAATCCGCGAGGACCTCCTTGTTTGCCTAGAATACCTATCCCATTTCAACCCCTACTATCAGGAAACGGAGGCGACTACCAACTCTGACGTAGACCCGGTATGGGAGGCATTTCAGCGTCGTAAAGCCAAGCGCGGCAACAGATAAGCACCTCCACCCCACACACCAAAACGCAAGGAGATTGTTCTGTGGACGATTTTAAGCTCCCCCCGATTGAAGTAGGCGACATCGTTCTGTGCGCCAGGGACCTCTCGGACAGGCGATGGCACCCCGCGTGTGTTCTGACGGTCCATGAAAAGGCCCTGGACATTGTTCTCATGGGTGCCGGGACCGCCGGCCGGTCAACGGTTCTGCATTACCAAGACCCGCGGCTGAAGACTAATCCCCATCTCTTGGATGACGGATGGGTTTTCAAGCTCGCCCCGCACACCGAGCGCGTACGGTCCCTGGAAACGGCATTGGGGGAGATGGCAGTCAAGGTGGCTCGCCTTGAGATGGCCGCTACCAAAGAGGCCAAAGGCAAGGGGCAAAGTTGACTCTCCTCAATTCGATCAACGACCTGTGGCTGAAACAGATCGAACAGGCCCGCATTCACAAGCAGGCCGTGTTTGGCAAGACGGCCAAGCGTGTCTGTAAGTTCTGCGGACAAGAATATCCGCTAAATGTTGGCGACGAAGACGATACCGACGATCCCGATCAGCAGGAGTTTGCCGCCGCTTCGCAGCCCCGCGTCCGCTCGATGGTCAGCAAGACCAGCGAGTACGTCAAAATCTACCTGCCCTACTTGCACGCGAAAGTGCCACATCGGTTGGTGACGCCCTACTACCCGCAGATTCCGCCAGCCCTGCTTGGGCTTCCTGAAGGTTCGCCGGTCCCACCGAGCGAAGCACAGCAGATCGACAAGGCCCGTGCCTGGATTCTCGGTTGGCTTCTGAACTATCTTCCCACGCGCGTCTACGACCTGCGGTACGAAGGCCGGAAGGTGGTGATCGAGGCCCTGGCAAAGGGGCGCTCGTGCGTTTGGACTGAGATCGTGGATGCTCCGACTGGCGATATGCCGGCAAGTTTCTTCGATTCGGTTGACAATCTCTTCATCGACCCGGATGCGGAAAACCTCCGCACCGCCGCATGGATTGCCCGGCGCCGGCGGCGCAGCGTGTGGGCAGTTGCCGACGAATACTCGATCGAGCCCGACAAGATTCGCGGGGCCTATATGTCTCGTCGCGGGCAGGCTGAATACGCGACGACCAATAGTGGTACGCTTTCACTTCAGAAGGGCGATGTTGTCGAGTATTACGAAGTCTTTTCCCGCTGCGGACTAGGGCATAAGTTCTTCGGCGCTGATGAGGAGATGAAAAGTCTTGCCAAGCAATTGGATGCGTTTGGCGATTACACATACTTGGCAATCTGCCCCGGTCTTGACCACCCACTATCGCTGACGCCGGACTTTGTGCAGTCGCCCGAATCTGAAACGCGCCTCAGAGATAAGTTGGCGTGGCCCATTGCTTTTTGGGCGCGAGCGAAGAATCCTTGGCCGATGACGCCGTTGGACTTCTATCCTGACGTGGTGGGATGTTGGGCCCGGTCGCCGCTTGAGCCCGCCCTTCCGCTCCAGGAGTTTATCGACAAGGCGTATGCCTACCTCTCAGCCCGCCTCAAAGTTACTTCGCGTGATCTTGTGGTTGTCGCCGCTGAAATGGAGCAAGCGCTCAAGACTGCCATCGAGAACGGCTTCGACCTTGAAGTAGTGACCATGAAGGGAAGGCCGGGCCAGGAGTTGAAATCGCTGGTTGACATTCTCCAATTCCCGGGAGTCAACAAGGACATTTACCCGGTCATCCAAATGGCCGAGCGTGCTTTTGAAATGTCCACGGGCATGACGGAGTTGCAATATGGCGTGTCGGGCGCAAAGCAGATTCGCTCATCGGCCGAGGCACAGATTCGTCAATCGAACACGAGCATTCGCCCCGATGACATGGCGGAATGTGTTGAGGATTTTATGTCGAGTGTGGCCGAAGCGGAGGCAGGAGCCGCGCGCCTGCACGTTCCCGGCAAGGCCATTGCACCGCTCTTCGGCGAGAATCCCGAACTGATTGGCCCGGCGACTGCCTTGTGGGATCAAATGGTCGCTACGCAAGACCCGATCCAAGCGTTTTCGGAGATGGCCTACTCCGTGGAGGCGGGGTCAGGCCGTCGCCGAAATAAGGCCAAGCAGGTTCAAGACGCCAACGATTTTGCCCAATACCTGATGCCGCTCCTGATGCAGCACTATCAGCGCACGGGCGATCCCACACAGGTCAACGCCTACATGCGCATGTGGTGCGAGGCGTCCGATATTGACCCGACGAACTTTCTTTTGCAGCGTCTACCGCCGCCGCCGCCCCCGGGCCCGCCGCAAGGTGCGCCTGGGGGCGCTTCTCCACAACAGCGCCCGCAGGGTCCGCCCCAGGGCGGCCCGCCTGGAATGCCACCCAATATCCCGCCTGAATTGATGCAGCAAATCATGGCTGCCCAGCAGATGGCGGGTGCAGGAATGCCGCAGCAATGAGTACCGTGAACTGGCCCAAGATCAGCGATGACGCTCGCGTGCAACAAGTGTACGAGGAGTCGAGGGAGGCTGGGTCCTCGCACAAGCTGGCGGAAATGCTGGCGTTGCGCCAAGGGCCTTCGCTCTCCACCGATACGCGCTTCCTGGCTCGCTTTGGTGCAGAGCCAAAGCACTATATTTCGCAACTGGCAAAGTTCCGCGGCGATCCCGATGCCTGGATTGGTAGCCGGGCGGATATTCGCCGGAAGTGCGAGGAGCGCGGTCTTGGGTGCGAGGGCGCGGTCAACGTCAAGGAACGAGAACGTCCGCCAGTTTCGCCGCCGATTCCCGTGGCTTCCGATATTGTGGCGAGGGAAGTCCGGAAGACTATTGCAGAGGTGGGTGAGAAGCCGACGCCGAAGGAACGAGCGGAATTGACCGAACAAACAACCCGCCGCTTGACGGGGAACGTGGACTGAGGACCGACCCATGAACATCGTCCAAACCACCGCAGGCGCAGCGGA